TGGCGCTCGCCGATCCAGAATTGTTGTTGGTGTAGGTCGTCCCGTCCGCGTGCACGAACGTAGCCGCGCCGCCGCCGTTGGCCGTAAACCCGACATCGATCTCCAGCGCTTCCGTGCCAGTATCGATATCAGTTGTGCTCATGTGGCCGCCGACGATAAGGCAATTCTTCGGCAGCTTGAACAGATTGATGAGGTCGTTAGCCGAAAGCGCTGACGCGATCGTGTACGACCCGTACCAGACTTTCAGATTTTGCGCGAGACCGTGACCGGCCACAGCGCCATATGTGTATTGATTGCTCGCGACGGTTGCCATATCGGCATCTCCTTATGTAGCTGTGGATTAAGCGTCGGCGGCGGCGGCGAAATAGCCGGTCACGATGCCGTTGTCCTTGTAATCGTCAGTGTCGGTCGTGCCGGAGCCGAACCGCAGCTTTTCCACCTTCATCCATTGCTTGATGCCAAGGCCAATCTCGCGCTTGTAGTCGAATTCCTCCTCGACGGTCTGCGGGCGCATTGCCCACGCAACGCCGAGCGCCTGCGCGCCGCACAGGTAGCAGGGCCGCACGACAGCCGACGAATTGCCCACCGCGCCGAGCGAGGGGATATCCTCAATCTCGTAAATCGCGATGTTCTCCCACATGTAATCCGCGCCCGTGAAAAGCGGGTTGTCCATGCCGCGATTGCGCGCGTCACGGTTGGCCTGGGCAAACGTCGAGTTCGCCGCGAGGTCGCGCACCATCTGCGTTGGCGCGAACAGCACATACGCATCCGACTCGCCGATAGACGACTTTGCCTTGAACGGCCGGACCTTCGGGCTCGCCGTCTTGGCAATCCGCTTCATCAGCGAAATCGCATCAGGCGTTAGCTTGTCCGCCGACGTATCGACGTTGCCGAGTGACGTGGAGTGATCAAGAGACGAATGATTGGAAATCGCCGCCCCGAACAGAACGCGATCCGAGTTGTCCGTGAGCCATGCGTCCTTGTCTGACTCCGAGGCGGACGCATAGGCCGTGCCGTTGATCGATCCGAGCGCCGTAATGATCAGGTCGCGGTCAAGCCGATTATTCCAGTCCATCAGCACGTCTTTGTGTGCCTGCCGCAGGTCGATTGCGGTCTTCTGCGCCTCGAAGCCCTTGAACCGAACCGCGTGGGCGTACTCGCGAACGCGAATCAGGAACGAGCGCAGCCGTGCGCGCTCCTCCGCGCCTTCCAGCGCTTCGGTCGATGACTTCGCCGTTCCCGTCAACTCGTTGACGAGCGTAAACGTCACCGCATCGCCCGGCTTTTTGGTGAGGTCTTCTTTGACCTGGATCATCTTGGATGATCCGGTCCCCATGAACTGCTTGAACCAATTCTGGTTGAAGTAGTCGCGGAAATACTTTTCGTCCCACTGCTGAACAGTGAGGCCGGCAGGCACCGTAGTCGTCGCCATCTTGGGCTATCCTATCCTAGAATGTCATCCAATGACGCGCGGCTGTCATAGGGTGCAAACTGGCCGCTCTGTGAGCGGGGCTGCGCCGAAACATCGCGCGCCAACGAGCGCGGGACGGCACCGGAAGTTGGCTTCTGAGCTTGAGCTGTGGCCGACCTTGAAGCCGGCGTTTGATGACCCATCTCGGCAAGAAGTTCTGCCCTAAGATCCTCGCGAAGCTTCTCGCGATAGGCAGACGGGTCTTGGCCGATCTCGTCCATCAAACGGATCTTCTGGCCGAGCTGATAGGCATATTCAGCCGGGAACGGATGCTGCATCAGCTGGTGTGTGATCTGCGGATCGCTATGACAGCGCTTCGCAAACAACGTCGCAACCTCGTCGTAGTCCTGATGCTTTTCACGCATCATTCGTTCCGACAACGCCACTCGGCTTTCAAACACCTGCATTTGCACTTGGGCCTGCAACGCGCGGGCGGCATCCTCGGGAGAATCCCACCAGCTCGGCGCGGGCTGTTCCTGCTGCTGTGCACCCTGCTGAGCGGGAGTGAGCCGCTCTTGCAGTTCGTTTAGCCGCTTCTCAAGCTCTTGGCGTTTCCGCCGTTCGTCCAAAACAGCCTGCTTGGTCCACGTTTCCGGCTCGATCTTCGCTTCTGGATTTGCGTCGGCCGGCGGCACCGCGCTTTGTTTATCGCCCGTTTGCTCGGCACTCGGTTCGGCAGATTGCGGCTCGGCTGCGGCTTCCCGCAAATCCTCTGCAACCAGCTTCTCCGCCGAGGCGTCCAACAGCGAGTCGAGTGAATCGTTACCTTGCATGGCTCTTTCCTAAGCGCCCGAATAGCCCGGCGGCGGCATTGCAGTAACGCCCGGATCAACCCCGGCGGCGGGTACGCCTTGCGGATCTGGCGACTGGCCTTCTCCGACGACTGTAGGCATTTGGATCATGCCGATTTGCGCATCGGCAACATCGGCCTCAACCGTGATTTTGAGGGTCTCGGCCTTGAGCTTTTGAATCTCTGCTTCGGCGCGCTTGATCGCCTGCTCTGCGCTGATCTTCTGCATTTCAGCCGCAACAGGGTCCATCTGCTTTTCGCCGTTGAGCTGTTCAAGCAAGCGCTTCTTATTTCGCAGAGACGATGCCTCAATGTAGATCTGAGGCGGGAACACCACGGCAGGCGCAAGCGAAGTCAGCTGCGCGAATTGCTCTTCCTGCACCGATGCAACGTCTGGAACTTCCTCAATGTTGATGTCCATATACATGTCGGCAGGCACGCGCTCTGTGCGCACAACCTTCAAAAGCCGGGTGTCTTGCTGCGCCAGCGCTTCCAGCTCTTGCAGCTGCGGCGCAATCGCTTCCTCAGGCGCTCCCGACTTCGTCAGCTTGTTGGCCAGCTCTTCTTTAAGCGTCACGGGGCGGTTAAACCCCACAAATTTCACGTTTTTTTCGTCATCAGTGACACGCACCCACCATTCCTGCTTTTTGTACTGCCGGATAAGGTTCCAGATGCCAGCGTAAACGCGGCGCTTCAAATTTCGGTGACGGTCGCCGAGCTTCGCAATCGATGTCTGTCCGCTTTGCTTGTTCGCCTGAATCGCGCGGCCAGATGGTGCGTTGCTGTCAGTGCCGAGCATCGCGGCGTTCGGACCCATCAAATCAATTTCGTTCTTCGCCTCTTGCAGCAAGTTGAGCTCAGCCACGACATCCTGTCCGTGCTCGAGCAACTCAAACCGCATGCCGGGCGCCACTTCGATGAACCCGGACGGGCTGGCAAGCTCCTTTTTCGTCGCGTCAACGTCTTCTACGGCTCCGGCTTCCGTCACGACCTGCCGCATGGTGAGACGGTGCAGCGCCTTCGAACGCCTCTTGTTTATCTCGTCCTGTACGCCGATCATGAGCCTCACAACGCCATATCGGTTGTTCTCGCGATCGACGTAGCCCGATTGCATGATCATCGGGCACCAGGGATGGCCGCGCTCATCGACAAAAGGCACCACAGTTTCTTCGAGTTTCCCGCCTTTCGTGAAGGTACAATGCATCCACTGCCCGGCTTCGCGGTGATACATCTGCACAACGCGGACGCGCTTTCGCGCAGATCCAGCCGACGACTTCGACACCCATCTGTTGGGGCGGTCATCGAACGTCCGGGACGCATCCGTGTCGTTGAGGGTTAGGTCTATTGCATCACTGTCCGGCCATCGGCGCCGCGCTTCCTCGGCATCCATCCAGATCACGCCGCCAAGATACCGCGCGTCCGAGAAATCATGCTTGCGGCTGTGGGGATCCCAAAACAGACGGTCCCAATCCCATTCGACGGGGACAATCTGAGGGTCGCCTTCCTCCTGCGGCTCAATCGTCAACTCGATTGCGCCGCAGCCCTCTATGAGTATGTACTCCCAAGCCGTCGAGAATTTCTGGTCGAGTTGTGTGTCGTCCTTCACGAACCGCAGCGCGTCCGTCGCGGCTTCGGCAGCCTCCTCATCGGCCGGCGTGCGCGGGAACGCCTTAGGGTCTGTCCGGTTTGAGACCTCATAGCCAAGAATGAAATCAATTTTCGGCTGAATGCGATTGATCACAACGTCAGGCTGGCCGCGCTCGCGCAGCACCTTCAATTCGGCAGCCGTCAGCTGCTTGTTGTCGTAATAGTCCCTATCCCGTTCCGCCAGCTTGCGAGCGGATTCGGTCTGCTCCTCGGCATCCTCGAACCACGCAACGAGCTGGCCGAGATTATCGTCGGCGCCATCGTCCGGCTGCGCCGCGTTTAACTGCGGCTGCATTCCAGGGCGCGGCTGAGACAGGAGATCTTCGAGACTGGCCAAGAGTTGTTTTTTGCTCGTTTGATGGGTTGAGAAAAGTACCAGCCCCGCAATTCGCGAGACCAGTGGGGCAAATTATTCTACGCAGTCTTCCAGTTGTGGGCGTTTTCAGACTGAGACCGTCGCGCAAAAGCGCGCTGCCAGCG